ACGGCTTTGAACAGTAATGCACAGACTGCGCCCAACTGCCCCACATCTTTTCAATGTGAGCCTTCCCAGATAGCTTATTCTGCAAGGTGCCAAACATAACCGGACGTACAAACTGAATCGCCGCTTGAATATGTGGTGTCTGACTCTCGCCTAGCTCAACCTGCCAAACCATTGCACGAACCTGACTCCACTGCTTGAGTGCCACCAAAGAAGCCTCCCACCCATTCTGGGATGGATTGTTATACGTAAAGACGGCATTACGCAAAGAGGATCGTTGCCGACTTTGCTCATCGCTTTTTCGTTCACGCGACAAATAATGTGTTTCATGTTATGACTGTATATGACTGTGTGCCTGACACAATCCTTTTGATGACGCCATTTGAGTGTGACTACGAAGTGTTAATTTTACGCTGAGTGCGTTTTGACGCTTTATCTTTGCCTACGAAGTGGCTAAAGGTAATACTAGCCTTTAGCCACTTCCGATGCGGGGGTTCCACCCCCGCGCCCCTGGCGGAAAACCCGAGGCCGAATGGAGAGACAGTGCGGAGCATGACGACTTTTTTTTATTTTGCTTACGCCCCCAATAGAAATGGACACTTGAATAGACCCAACTTCAATCCCACCTAATTGTCCGAGAACCGGACCCGGGCATACAGCGAACAATCATAATCATCCGCCCCAGGAGCAGCACGCCCCCGGATCATGAAAAAGAGCCCCCCAGTGGTAATGTCCGCCACCGTCCCACCATTAGTCGCATTGAACTCCACCGGATGCTTGAGCTTGCGATAGAAGTTAAACGGTGTGTTAATCACATCAGCATCCACCTTCGGAACCGCGAGCATACCCGACCCCAGAACCTTAAACCTCTTACGGTTGTTCAGATTCCTGAACAATGGGTTGGTCGAGTCCTGGGTATACACATCGGTCCAAACCGGCGCAGCAGCATTCGTCTGCCGATCATACACAAGAGACCACGTGATCACATCCCCCACACTAGCACCACCCGGATAGAAAACACCACTAAGCTGAACAGATTTCATGATGATCTCCCGACCAACCCGCTGACCGATATCACTGCCCTGCGCACACGGATTAATACACGTAATTATCTCCGTGGTGTTAATCGCAGTTGAACTGAGCGCGGTGTCAATTGCCTTCAGCTCCCCCGCAGTACCCCACGACCCGGGATACCCAGACGGTATTTGGGGAGTCACAATAAATTGACGCGCGATCTTCCGCGTCGACATTTTTGAACTCGTATACTTCCTCGCCTTACCAGACGAGGGATACTCCTTGCGTCGCTTAGAAACCCACTTCTCATAACGAGACAAATAATGTAGACAATAGCGGACATCACAGATACCCGGGATGACAATAGTCGTCATCCTCAAATGTAATCGGACTTAGAGTAGCTGGGGCGCCAACAGCTGGCTCTGTACCTGAACTAACCTCGGGTCGAATGGCGTCGATATTCAAAATCTCATCGAACCTTCGCATAAGCATAGCTCGGTTCTCTGGGTGAATCTGCATCACTTTCCCATACCAGAACTTGGGATGATTCCCTGTAGTTATGTAGATAAACTTGTACGAAGGATAAACGATGTCGCCCTTAACCTGGCACGGCTCTGGATACCGATCCAATAGACGAAGTAACTTCTCAAGCCGAATGGCCCCCTCACGAAAATCGTCGATCAATAGCACCGGCTGCATCTCATATCCATCAAACCATAAGCTCTTGTTCGACCCATCTCCCATCGACACGCGATGAATATCACGGGCATCATGCTTCTCATACACATAGCGAGTTTTTCCACGCCCAGCACTCCCATAGATCACAGTAACGAGTGGCTTCTCCCCGGCCATGTACATGCGCAGCTTCTCCTCGTATGAAAGCCCCTGTATAATCGTCATCCGAAATTTCGGATAACGCGCGATAGTCTCGGTATGTTCCTCGATTAGCGTTACCAAAGACGTACGTACTTTGACCGCATCGAAGAATAACTGGAGATCTGACCTATCACCCTGCTCCACCGCCTGCCCCTCGGCCCATGGTCCCTCCAAACGCTGTGCCCCACGGCAGTGATCACAATCACACCGACGACCGTCAGCTGGAATGTGCCACGCTTCATTCGTACCGAGCCTACACGGCTTTGAACAGTAATGCACAGACTGCGCCCAACTGCCCCACATCTTTTCAATGTGAGCCTTCCCAGATAGCTTATTCTGCAAGGTGCCAAACATAACCGGACGTACAAACTGAATCGC